TTATTATAAATTGGACTACATGACCCTCGTTTTCCCATATGCCACTAAATAATATGCCATGCTCTATTAACGTATTCATTATGAAGGTGGTGTAGGAAAGGTCACGCTATCTAAATCGTTTTCTGCACTGTCAGTATATGAACCAAGTAAATCTCTAAGTGCTTGCCTGTAAGTAGCCCACTCTGCTTTCTTTGCATCTGTCAAAGGACTATCTGCTGCCTGAGTCCAATCACAATCAACTAATAGTAAATTTCTTTTTCTCCTTACCTCTGCTTCATGTTTTCCTGCAGGATATGGCGGTGTATAATCTACAACTTCTGAGCCATCCCACTTTGAGATTTGTATAGGATGACTGCCTTCAACATATCCATAATCACTAGATAAAACATCTAACTCACTGGCACTTTGTACGCTTCTGTGCTGTATGATTTGTCCTGTAGACTTTATATAAATACTTACAATCATCTGTGCAAACCTATAACTTGAACTGAAAACTGCAACTGCGGATTAGCAATTCTGTACAATCCACCCCAAGGGTAAATATAAAAAGTTTGTGAAGCAGAAGTGCTTGTGGTTACACTCATATTGAGACCAACAGCTATTGTGTTAGAACCAGAAACTAGGTTTGCATAACCATTTCTAAACGCTGTCTGCGCTCCACTAACAAAAAATGGTGACGCGTTCATTGCTCCTGCGCTCGTATATTGAGCAGACGAATTGTATCCAATCCCTGCAATAATTGCGCTACTACCAAAATCTGTACCTACTGCGTTTATTGACAAAAATAATAAGTATGTTTTAGTAACAGCACTTGCGGTTTGCGCCACTGTGACTGTAAGAGGACTGCCACCTAATAGTTGAGGGTTGTGGAATGAAGAACTGCCAGTGTTCCAGTTAGTAGTTCCTAGATTGTGTTGCCCTGTTGCACCTACCGCCACACCTAGTGAATTTGCGCCTGCATGAAGATTAATAGGAACAGCAGCCCCTATCTGTAGTCCATTATTAGATACAGTTAGCGTGCTTCCGTTTAAAACAAGCCTAGCAGCATTTAATGTTCCTACATTGATATTAGTGGCATCTATATTAAGAACATCTACTTGAGTAGCATCAATACTTCCGCCACTTATCCTGTTAGCACTCATAGAACCTGTGGTTATGTTTCCGCCTGATATTGTTGTTTGCGTTACGCCTACAGTGCCGTCTAATTGATTTTTATACGCAACTCCGTCTATCCCTATTTGTGTTATGCCTGCTGAACCATCTAACTCATTTGTGAAAACAACTGAACTAGGTATTCTGTTTACGTTTAACGTACCTGTAGAAATAACATCTGCGCTAAGTCCTGTAGTTACAATTTGGTCTGCGCCTATAGTTCCATCAATAACCATATCACCTGAAATTAGGTTTGTTATTTCTGTCCATGAACTGTTAGTGCTGTTTCTTTTGTATGCTTTTGAAGCAGGGTCTCCGCTTGTTTTCTCCACTATACAAGTGTCACCTGCTTGAAAACCTCTACCTATAGCAGCATTTGATTCTGCAGTTGTTGGTGCAGCAGTTGTAGATTTTTGGACTATATAAAACTGCGCTCTGTCTATGTTATTTACGATACCTGTAGTGTCAGACAAAGCTACTTCTGTAAAGTTACCACCGCCTACAGCGACAAACGCTGAATTAATATCTGAATGATTTACTGCTCTAAGCCAATAATAATATGTTGTTCCTGCTGATAAGCCATTAACCTTTCCATCCATCCATGTTGATTTCTGACTGGGCGAACCATATTGGGTGTGTACCAAGCCATCCGTATCATTAGCATTTGGGGTAGAGTTTGTAGTTTTTCTATATATCTTTACCGCTTTTAAATCACCATTATTAGGGTTGTTGTAACTAATTAAAATATTAAAAGGTTTGCCAGTAGTTACTGACGCACTTGAAGGGTTAGCAGGTGCATCTGAAGGTGCTGCTATCGCAATATCGGATGCTGCAGTATAGGTACTGGTCACACCATTTAAGTCTATGTGCCTGACTTTTATGTTGTATGTTTTTCCTACAGCTACATTAGGTATGTCTGCGCGTGTAACACCTTTACCTACTGTAATAGCACTGAAGTTACTGTCACTAGATATCTTGTAGGCTATCTCTGTAGACACCACCATAGGACTTGTATTATTTACCCACGCTACATTTATGTTTATTTTTCTGTCTACTGCATCCTTTACTGTCACCTGTGACCTTGAAGGATTGGAAGGCGCAGTAACAGCGTAAGTACCTATAGAGATATCGCTTCCTGTAGCTTGGTCTGTTGTGTAGGCATTAGAAGCAAAATCCCAAACTGACCCATCTATTTCTTTGAGTTGTAATCGTGTAGCCACAATAGGGGCTGATTCATCTCCCATTTGTTCTAAGTTAGTAGACAGAACTTCAAAGACTTTGTTAGTCCAACCCATCCTCTCATTTGTCAGATAGACCCAATCATTAGGCTGACAACGCATAAAGGCTGTGCTAACTGACGCTGATAGCTGTATTGTTTGTCTTTGGTGGTTAAGATATATCCTACTAATACGCTGCGCCATTGTAGACGTAACAGTGAATGGAAGCTGCACTTCTAAAAGTTTTGCATAGTTAGCTGTTGCTGCACCACTAGGTGTATCTCTACCTAAGAACGTACTGTCAGAATATAAAGGCGCGTCTGAGCCTGTATAGTTTTGTGTTGAGTCTACATAGATAGCTTTAACTTGATTATAGAGTTCACCACCACTTGCGTTAGTTTGTATAGCCAATGGTGCAAGTAATTCATCATCTGTAATCGTCAAAGATGGTGTTTGTGTTGCTCCTGCAAAGATATTGAACTGACCATTAACATAAGAAACTTTACCTGCCATAGCACTAAGGATGCCATTAATAACCTTCTCGCCATCTGCTGAGTAGTTAGTAAATCCATTAGCGGTATAGCGTCTTTCCGTACCACTTGCTAAATTGACATTCTGGTCACAAGTATTAGCTGCTGATGCAAAACCACCTGCATTAGTAGTGTCATTTATTTCAGAAGTAGTAGCTTTTAAACCATACGTTGTGTTTGTTAAATAATCCCTAATAATTAAAGCAGGGTTTGACCTTTGCAAGTCTGTAGTTCCTATAGCACCAGTTCTAGGGTCAAAGACATCTTTGCCTTTTACAAGGTATGTTATCTGTGGAACACCACCGCCAAATGCTTCAGGGTCAAATATAAGTTCTAAGTACACATATGCTATGCCTTTAAACTTGTGGGCAGCAGTAATAGAACTTAACGCTGCGACAGCTAAACCATCTGCAGACGTTTGGCTGCCATCATGGAATGTAAATCGCGCTAATCTACCGCTACCAAAATCATGCTCATTCTCTGTATTTGTATAATCAGAGTTTGTTACTGTGTGTACTGTCTCGCCAGATACTGTAGAAGAAGTTGTAGTTAAGTCATTATCATTGAACCTAACGCTTACAAGACTATTCACCTCATGTCCTGCAATTCCTACAATCATGTGCAACTTATTGTTGTCTGTGCCAGATGTTTCCATGTGCAGAACAATTCCACCTACTCTACTTGTTCCATACAATATTTGTCGTGGTGCTGTAGGTGAACGTGTTGTTGTCTTAGTGCCAAAGTTATCTCTAAAGGCATCCATTCCTTTTGGCGTACCTGCAATCAAACCTGTCAAAAGGGTTGTGGCAAACGTCATAGCTGCCATACCTGTCGCACTCATAGTAGCGAAACCAGTTATTCCTAAGGCAGCACCGCCTGTGACTACGACAAAGACGATTAACGCTGCTACTACTGCTGCTTTAATTACCTTAGGCATCTATTCTCCACACCTTTACTGCTAAATCGTTCTGTAAGACCTCTATTCCGTCCTCTGAGGGCGATACTATGCTCATACCATCACATATACCCACTAGCTGACTTTCTTGCTTAAAAACGACTAAATCGCCTTTGGTCATATATGCTTTATCTATTACATTTATACCTTTTTTTTCTTTTGCTGCTTTGGTGATGCTTCCTAAAATTGTTTTTCCATAACCCTTGATTGCTTTCTTTGCGGTTACTTCGTCTTTCCATTTAAGGGTTTTAGGAATTAAATCCTCTCCTGTAATAGTTTTTATCACCGCATTTGAGAACATACAGCAATCCCATTTACCCCAAACAAAAGGCGTATCTTTATGCTTGAACATAAACTCTCTGTATTTAATTTCCCAATCTGGTAGCTTTTTCATTACCTATGCTGCCTGTTATTATTACCGCTATCATTACCACCGCTATTGCCACCACCTACAGCATCACTTTTCTTACCCCAAACTATCTCTTTATCCTGCAATAAACTTACGCGATTTAATCCAACATCATTTGGAAATAAATAGTTTTGTGATTCTTTAGTGTATCGGTAATGGGATGGTCTACTTAAATCTACTAACCTGTTCTCAGCATCAAGAGTAATGGTTGCTCCGTCAGGCGTGTCATTAATTGCTAGGGTAGTCATGCGCCCTTTGAACAGGGTCAGTGTGCCTGCGCTTTCATTAGCACCGCCCATTGTGTAACCCATAAATACAGTAATAGGTCTGTTTTGATAATGTTCTTCTAAGGCATATGTCAGGACTGTAGAATCCATACCTGATATAACTATCGTGATACCACTTGATTTAAGTTCTGTGCTTTCTTCTACATCTGATATCGTCATCAATGAACCTGCACCAGTATAGTCAAGTCCATCTATAGTTAAGTCCTCTAAACCAGACCATAATGCTATGGTTGACGTATCAAACTCTGCTTTGATTGCAAAGAATATTTCTTGATGGTCAGCACCAAGACGATTAGTTATATTAGAGTCTAACCCCTGTCTTGTTGCCATTTTAAACTACCTCAATACACGAAAACCCAATACCATAATTAGAAACATGGTTAGCAGACCAATCTACTTCATTCGTATTCAATCTAAACTTGCCTTTTGGGTTCTGAAACATAACGACATGACCATCCGTTAAAGTCTGCCTTAACTTAGGCTGCACTCTTACTGAGATGTGATTTCTGGCACTAGAGCCATTGTTATGCAGGTAAGCATCCTCTGTTACCATCACTAACTGTTTTGGCTCTGAAGTAGTTGCACTACTAGATAGGATGCCTAGAAAGTCACCTTTTTTAATTGTTCCGATTGCACCATTGGAAGATGCTTCTAGTGACAATGCCGTTGCGCCCTTAATGTTTTGTCTTATTTTACAACCTGCTCTATTACTTTCTGCGACTAAATCTGAATCAGTTACTATCACAGAGGTGCTAGTGTACGTTACAATTTTATGTGTTCCGTTGTTTGCTTCATTAGCAGCCCCTGTAACATGAATGTAGTCATTCACTCTTAGGCTAGAAAATGTTGTAGTAGCAGCAGTGATAGTTCCGTTAGCAGCAAACGACAGAGTTTCACTTGAATCATCTATACGTCTATCTACCAACAAATAATCAGTATTATAAGTTCCTTGTGCAGCTTTACTGTCAGGGTCTCCAAACTTAAAGTAATTAGCCTGACCATTTGTTTCTAACAAAAAGGCTTGCCACTCGCTTGCTTGTTCTCTTTTCATAGGCGGTAGTGTTACTTCTGCAGTCCAATACACACCATCAAATTCTTGCGTTTTAGTTTTAGCCGTAAACGGACTCATTGTAGTACCAACAGTACGAACAAGAGAAAACCTGCTTACTGCAAAATTGGGGGTGCTTGGCATTGTTACTAATTTAGCCACCTTGTAACGCCTTCCTAAAAGAACCGCCACGCAATGATGCTTCTGCTACTGCGCCTTTAGTAGTCTCTGCTATCTGTGGCATCATCTTCATCACCTCTGCTCTTACAGTAGGAACTATACCTGTAGCAAAGTTAATTGATTGATTGATAACTGTTGTTCCACCGCCACCCATGTTGTTCATGTTCTGGTTATTCACGATTTTTCCGCCTGTATTGGGTACAAACATTTCTGCGCCACGCTCACCAACTAGAACAGGCTGACCTTTTTGTACTGTTCCACCACCTGCCATACCTGTTGTTGGCATACCAAATGAACCCATAATTGCATCCATGATTGGTTTAATAACCATCATCTGCATAAAGGACGCTATGATTTGAGACACCATATTCTTAGCAAAGTCTTTAAATGAATCCATTGCATTTTCACCACTTAGTAACGCATCAGTAAAGTCTTTAGTGAACGCATTTGTCGTTTCCATAATGGCAGGTTTCATTTCGTTAAATGCTTCTGTCATACTTTGTATTTTAGCAGTGCCGTCATCTACAGCAGTAAAGTCAAAATTCTTAGGGTCAAATGAACTTGCATCAGGGTCTCCGCTTATGATGCTTTCCATATCAGGCATTTCAGGCATAGTAGGCAACATACCTTTAACGTCACCTAGAATATCAAACTCGCCTTTTTTGTATTCTTTAAGTAGCTTTAATCTTTCAGCTATAGCAGCTTTTAGTTGTTCCCTGTCATCTTCTAATTCATCTGTGGGTATTGTAAAACTAACAGGGTCTATATCCTCAAGACCTATATTGACCTTGTTGTAAATTTCAATCAGCTTATTAACTTTATTCGCTAGTTTTTTTAGCAAGTCATTCATTACTTCTATGATGCTTATTTTCATACCAACAAACGCCATCTTCAATTTGTCTATAGCATTTGGAACACGAACCTTCATGGTGTTTTCAAAGAACATAACCACGTTATCCCAATTCTTTGCCAGTAGAACCATGCCTGCTACTATCGCAGCTAGTCCTAATACAACATATGTGAATGGATTAGTTAGCAAAGCTACAGTGAACTTTAAGACGCTGCCTGTTGCTATTAGCAATGATTTACCTAATGCAAGAACAGCACCAGACAAAGCAGCCCATACAGCAGGTGCTGCATATATGGCTAAGACACTTCCTGCAATCACCATTGTCCTTTGAGAAGCGTTCATTACTTTCTCTAAAACGAAAAATGCTTTAGCAAGCACCATTCCTATAACGTGTGCTGCAGGTTTAGCTGCTGCTAAAATCCTAGACATATTCCTAGCAAAAGACACTAGAGCAGGTTTTAAACCACCTTCACCAATAGCTTTTGCAAAGAAGCCTACGTTATCTGACATATTAGAAAACGCACCTGTAACAGTGTTTGCCCTGTCACTGATAGCTGAGTCAAACTTAGCATCACCAATAGCAGCAACAAAACCCATCACGTTAGCACTGGTTTTCTTGAATGTTCTTTCTATCTTATCTGCGCCTTCACCATAAGACAGGGTAATCATGTCACCACTAGTCTTGCCCTGAAAGCCCATCATCTGTAGTTGTTCTATACTTGTAGTAGCAGCCCTTGTAACACCTTCTGCTATTCTTTGAATTGAGACATTGTTGGCAGCAGCAACTTTACCTAGTCCTTCCATCTCTCCTCTAGTAGCAGAGATGCCTTTACGCTTTAACTCAATAAATGCGCCTGTAACTTCTTCAATTTGGAATGTTGTGGTTGAAGTGAATTCTTCAATCATCTTCAAGGCTTTTGCTGTTTCTGCAGCGTTGCCTGTGTTAGCTTGTAGCGTGGCTTCTAAGTCCTCAAAACTCTTAACTGTCCTAACAACATCACCTGCTATCTTAGCAAGCCCTAGAACGGCAAATAGACCACCTAGCTTCTTAAATATTGCACCAGAAGCAACAGCCGTCTTATTTACTTTTCCTAGTTTGTTATCTAGGTCATTGAGACCTTTCCGTAACCCTTTGGTTTCAGCTTTAATCTCAACTATCAGTGAGTCTACTTTAGTTGCCATTAGTCAGGGTGTATCTCCATTAATTCCGCCATTTCATCTTTGCCCATTGGCTCATCTTTTTCTGTTACATTAAATTCCATAAAGCCTTCTATGGCACAATGTATTTCATTTACAGAACAATTCCAAAACTCTGATGGTTGCATACCTATCATGCCTAAACAGATTTGCATATATCTTCTGATAGGCAGGTAATCATTTAGAACTATTCCTTTTTTTTTCCTACTGCAGCTACCTCGTCTTTATCTTCAGCAGTTAATGATTGTGTTAATAATTCCGCAACAGCAGTAGCAGACGCGACAATACCTATGTCACCTACAATCTTTTTTACATCATCTGCTTGGATATTTTTTCCGCCACCTCTAAGGGCAGGGGTGAGGACACTGATTATGTCATTCATTTTGATGTCTGCTTCGGACATCTTTGTTGCGAGTTTAATAATACCGCAGCCTACGGCTTCTTCTATTTGAATGATTGCATCTACAGTCAATCGCGCTTTGTAAGACTTACTTCCTAGCTGTATCTCTACTGCTGACTTCATTGGATTCGCCATCTGGTTCACCTTTCTCCTTTGGACTTCCGATTGGAAGTTCTAATGTTATTGTTAATATTTCTCCTCTGCTATCCACCTCGCTAGATTTTACAGAATAGTTTTTACCATCTACGCTAATAGAAGATATTTTTTCACCTAACGCGTCAGCAGGGGATAACGATATCTCATCACCCCTTTGATACGCTGATAATTCTTTGCCACCACTTTTAACTATGCACTCTTTCCAAGCCATAATTATTACCTAGACAGTAGCGTAAGTAATTGCGCCAGAAGATTCTAATGAAACGCTGTAAGTTACTTCGCCATTGTACTCACCTGCATACTCAAGGCTAGATACCATGAACGCGCCAGTGTATGTGCCAAAGTTAGGTATGAGGACTTGGAAGTTTTTAAACGCGGTTGCGTTCATTGCTGCTCTCATTGTTTCTTCAGTTGTTTCGTCTGTAAAGACACCTGAACCTGAAACGGACATTGAGAACACACCGCCATCAGCTA